GAATTTCTTCTTCTAGGTCGCGGATTTCTCTTATTACAAAAATGTCTTGTAAGGATTTAACTCTGGCCTCGCTGGCAGTTAGCATGATTCTACTCATATTCCTAAATCCTTACGTGCTTGTGCTGTTGCATCTTTACTTACAGCAATTTTATTGTCTTCTGCTTTTTCTTCGGTGTCGGCTGTTGGTACTGTTGTTAGAGTAATTTCTTTGTTATTAACGTCAGAAATTAAGTCATTGTTCTTTGCTTTAAAAGTTGCAATTAGACCTCTAATAGCATCAACTTGACCCGCGGCACTAAATCCCATTCGAGTTAGGTTGTTAACTAAATCACTCATAGGTATCTTTGCTACGCCATCATTTTGACCTTTAATGATCAACATCTTGATAGCGTTAGCAAAGTTCTTATCAAAGTTATCTAGTTCAAGCAACGTCACTCTTAATCTCCCTGCCAGTAGGTTCCGCTTCTGGACCTGCGCTACTTGGGAAAATAGGAGCTTCACCACCTGCTTCGGCACCTGGGGTAGCGCCTGCTTCAGCGCCAGGGACTGGGGCTGGTGCTAGCATTGCATCGCCGCCGCCAGTTAATGCACTAATAGCACTATCCAATGAATCCTTAGTTTGAGTTAAAGTATCAATAGCGCCTTCTAATGCAGTTTTAACAGTTTGTGCATACTGCTCGCCGGCAGCATCACCAAAACGTTCTTTAATTTGATCAACCAATGTAATCATATCACTACCTAGCATATCTGCTACGTCTTCAATGAAACCTTGGAAATCGTGGTTCATAGCCTTAGCGGCAATAACCACTTCAGCTTGTTCTAAGTTATCTTCATCCAAGTCAGCTTCAACTAAGTGAGCGCCAACATTGGCTAAATCTTCGTAAATTTCTTTGTGCAATACTGCACGAGTGTATTCTTTTCCACCCTTGCTTGCTAGTGTATCAATTTCACGAGCAACGCGAGCTAATTCTTCACGTAAGCGTTTGCCACCTAGGTTTTCTACTACAATGCTTTCTTTGCGAAGTGCAGAACGGGCCGCTTGTGCTGGGGTTATTGTTGTTGTGATGTCATTAAATTTCATAATGTTCTCCGTGATCTATTTAGCGTCTTATTAGTGTAATATAGCTACTCATTTTGGTAAGTGAGTTATTACATAACCTAGCATTGCTAAAAGGCCTACAACAACGGTAGCTGTAGAAGTGACCATAATCTTGAACTTTTCATCTTTAGCATTACTCAAAAGATTCTTAATTTCACTAAGATTCTTTTGGTTTTCAGTTTTAAAATTAGCAAATTCATCGTGTAGCTGATCTAAACGATTTTCTACCATTCTAAACTTTTCTTCTAGGCGTCCGTAGCGTTCAGCACATAGCTCAACATGCATCTCCAGACTTGTCTGTTCCGTAATCATAAAATGGGTTAATCCATGTGCAAAATCACAACCAAACTCTAGTTTGTTGTGTGTTTAAGGGACCTAAAATGAGCCTGGGTGAGTTGTGATTACGGTTTTTTAAATTCAATATATTTAGCCAATTTAGAAAGAATCATGTCTAATGAAAAACGTGTTTGTGTCTGGGCCCGTTGTGATAATTTTACCACCAGTTTTGTAAGTTTCGTTTATCCCTGTTGCTAATCTTCTTCCGTTTGATTCGCTTGCTAATGTTTCTTCTGTCATTTGCCCAATACTGCTAGCAATCCATTTAAAGCACCAAACTCTATGCTCTCCGGTTACATTTTCCCCAAACAAACTATTGCTAATGTCTTGCTTATCTATGCATTCAATTCCTGCAAGCAACGGCTGACCTCGAGCGGCAATGATGCTCATAAGCTCAGCTAAATTTCCTCTGCTTTCTTCTCGCTCTGGGCTAATATCAAATAATGTCCAGGCCGTAAAGAATTCTGGGTCGGCGCCTAAATGTGCCCCAGGCACCATCCATGATTTCTTATCTGACATAATTAGAGGTTTCTGCCGATGGCGTATCCTGCGGCACCCATAGCAGCCGCTTTAGCTAAACTTGAAAGGAATGAACTACTGGTCCTTGAGCCAGCAACACTACCAGCACCAAGAGCCGCAAGTTCAGCATTATCAACTCCGTGTAACAAGTACCCTTTCTTAGAAGCAAGTGTATCTAATATTGGATATAGCTCACTATGTTTGCCTCGAACTTTATAATATTGAAGTAAACGTGTTACACATAGTTCACGTTGGTGCGTAGACAAGTTATCCCAGTCTGTGATTAATCTACGCAAGCTTTTGTAGTTGCTAATATCAATTCCCATTTGCCCTTCTAATCTGTACATAATATGAATGGCAGAAGTAGCATCAGCGTGGCCTGTTGAAATGTTTCTTAGAAAATCTAAGATCATTTTTTTGTTTGTTCTTAACTCTTGTGCCAATGCTTTGTTTTGCTCTGGCGCTTTAAGCCTTGCGGCAAGAGCTCCTTCAGGATTTAAGATAATGTGAAGGCCCTGATATAAGTCAGTGCCACTTACTCTAGGCAAGTTAAAATTGCCAAACTGCATTGTACGCTTTGCATAGTCTTGAGCAAATGGTTTTGTTTCAAACTCTTTGCTTAACAGGTATACAGTAAGCAAATTTAAGAACACACTATCTACCGCATCTCTCAGTGTTAATTGAGATAGGTAGTTGTTACGAAACATCTTGCTTTCGTTGCAGTTTTCTGTGATAAAACTAAAATCTTCCATATTATACCTTCTTCATAAACACTGGTCTATTTACAAATTTAATTTTGCCATATGGTGTGTCGGCTACAAAGCCTTCGTGGCCAGGATGTTCTCTAACTGATGCTGTTACTGCGGCACCTTGGCTAGCATGTGCATCTAGTTGGTCTTTTAATCTATACTTCATTTCAACCAACATATTTGCAATTTTAAATACTGCGGTAAAGCCTGCTTTATTCTTAGCAATATGGTCAAGTACGTTTTGAATCTTGTTGGCTGTTAACTTGCTTCTGCTTGGATCTTTTAGCCATTCCAAGAACTCTTTGCCAGTCAGGCCGTGTTCACCAATTCCTGCTTTATAATTTAAAAAGCTCTTAAAGATGTCTGCTAAGTTGGAAATCTTTAGCGCACTTATAGAGAAGCTATCTAATAACTTGTCAATGCTTGCGCGGCTCTTTTCAATTTCACTTTCAATTGCTTGTACATCACTAAGTGCAATTTCAAATGGTGCAGACTTGACTTGCATTACTGGGCTTAGAACCACAAGTCCCGGACTATTCTTAAGTGCATTAATCTCGGCAGGGGTCATTGCCCTTGGTTCTTCTTCTGCTCGGTCTGTAAAGTAGCTATGAACTACAATACCAGCATTACTTGCTTTAATCTTTTTGCCTAAGTCACTGCTTGGATCAATAGTATACTTTACCTTCAATGGTTGTATTTCAATTACGCCATCGTGTACTTCCGGTTTACTCATCCACATAATATCACCTTGGATGAATCCTCGGAATTTTACCGGAACAAGTTTTTCTAACATAGGAAATAGTTTAGCAATCTGTGTTGAGTATTCTAAACGTCCTTGCTCATCGGGCTTGCGATTGTAAATCATATCGCGGAACATCTTGGCACTACGAGCCATTCCGTCATATTTCTTTGCGCCAAAGCCTGCTTTGTCAGTCATAATGAAACCTTCTTCATCACGACCAAAGATAATAGCAGGAGTACCGTCCCACTTAACTGTGTTCGATTTAGGATCTACTGCGGCATGTTTAATAGCATTAAGAGCTCGTAATGCGCCGTCTGCACCTTCTTCAAAAACTAAATCTTCGGGATGGTCAATACGTGCCTTTGCTTCTGTAAGCTTAATAAGCTTATTGTTTAAAACACGACGGCTTTCGACTGTATTGAAAACTGTCTTTAACATATCACCTAACAATGCTTTAACCTGCATTGGCATTTTATTTTCGCCCGAGTCGGAGAATGCTTGCCATGCGGCACGCAATCTCTTAAAGTCGCTGAAGATACTAGCAGTTGATGCAGCCGGTGCTGGAGTTTCAGCAGGTGCTGGGGGCGTTTCAGCCGGAGCAGGTGCTGGTGTTGGAGCAGGTGCTGGTTTAGGCGCTGGTTGTGCTCTAGGAATACTCAAACTATCAAACGTTGAGGCGGCAACATTTTTATCAACACCTTGTTTAACCAAGAAGTCCATAATATCGTCGCTGTCCATTGGCTTGCCAGCTTTCACCCAAGCTTGTTGTAGCTTGTCTGCTGTAATTTTATTAGTTAAATTTCCGCCCTTGACTGCTAGTTTGTTTAATACATTGGTTGCGCCTTGTTGAATTTTAGCAAGTAGGCTTGGCTCTTCGTAAATGTATTGAACTGCTTCAAAGATAGAACGTTGTTGACCACGTGCAATTTTTCTATTCTCTAATGTGAACAGTTTTTTAGCACTATCTTTGTCAATGAATAGTTTATGTACTGGAGTTGATGTATCTCGTTGGATGTTATTCATCCTGTCTTTGCTTGGATCATCAATGTATTTGTCAAACAAGGCACCACCAAGGATTTCCCATTCTCTGCCTTCTTCGCCGGTCCAACGAGCATTGCTTGGATCACCTTTGGCGCCAAATTGTACAATATCACCAACCTTACGATTACCCGGGCCGCCTTCTTCTTTGCCCGCATCTAAATCTAGTGTAGTACCTTTTGGTTCCTCGGTAGGTTTTTCTTCTCCGTCCTTACCTGGCATAGCACTGATGCCTGCGGCAGTACCTTGAGCAACTGCAACAATAGCATCACCAACTTGGTTCATACCATCTCTAATTGCATCGTATCCAGTAAATGCTAATGTAGATGCATCAACACCAGCTGCCGCTTCGGCAACTTTTTGTGCATACTCGGCTGTTGTTAACTCTGCAAGCTTGGCATTAAATGCTTGTAATGCAGATGCCGCGTCAGCACCGTTGCCGCCCGGTGGCATTGCATCATAGAAAGCTTGCTTTAAGCCATCTAACTGCGTATAGTCTGCCTTTAGCATAGGCACATTTGAAACGTCAATGTAATTTTGTCCATTAACATTTACATTCATATTAACATTGCCAACAACATCATTAATAGGTGTAATATTTGTTGTAATGCCAATCAAGTCTGCTAGGTTATCTGCAACTGCAATAACTGCATTCTTGACCAACTCAAATGCTTTACCAGTAAGCCAAGTAATTGCGGCTGTTTTAAGACCGTGTCCGACTGCTGTAGAAAGCTTTTCACCTTTAACTAGATCAACACCTGCTCTTAGTGTATATGCAACCAATGTTGCGCCGCCTGGGCCGGTTGCTAAACCTGCAACAACTGTTAGTAGACCAATAATGGCCGCTGTTGTTCCAGGATTGTCTTTCGCGGCCTGTCCAAGTGCATTGATGTATTGAACTACTTTGCTGTCGTCACCGCCTAGGCCACTTTTAACTTTAGCTTTTAAATCTTCAAACTTTTTGTCAAAGAATTGTACAGGCGCAGTTTGTTGTAGCCACAAGCCAACTTGGTCCATGACTTTGTTTACTTCTTTAGCTACATCAACGCCTTTACCAATCATAGTGCGGTTGTTGCCGCCTGCTGTGGCACCTTGTTCAATGCCTTTAAAAATGTTATCAATCTCTGCCTGTGTTAAGACCTTCTCCATCAAAGGTCTAAACTCGTTGTACATTCTGTTAACAACATAGGCTTGTTCAGGAGTCAGTCCTTCGCAAGACT